GGTGAACGACTAAGTGAGAAGGCCACGAAAGTGGATGCGATAGTCTGACCTCCAATCGAAAGTTGGAGAGGCGAATCCGAAGAGGTTTGCCCGCCTAGAAATAGGTCATAAAAAGTAACAGAATGGTTCTTAATGAGTGTGCAGCACGTCTTGGTGTTTCTCTTCGTCAGACAGAAGACCAATTAACTCGTGATATGTTGGCAGCGACTGCTGGCTTCATTAACTGTGTTGGTGGTGTAAATGGCGATAATCCAACTGAAATCACTCGTTCAGATGTTGATGCTGTTGTGCGAACATTGCTTAATAACAATGCGTACACCATTATGGATAACATCGAAGGTGAAGATAAGTTTGGTACCGCGCCAGTTCGTGATGCCTACTTTGCATTATGTTCAACACAGCTTACTGGTAATCTTGATGCAGTAGCTGGATTCATTCAAAAGAATCAGTATCCAGCTCCAATGAATGCACTCAGATCTGAATGGGGCGCTATTGGTAATCTTCGATTCTTGATTTCATCTATTGGTAGCTTTGCACCAAATGCATCTTCAAATGGTGCAAACGTATTCAACATTTTCTGTGTTGGTATGGAAGCATATGCATGTATTGAGCAAGATGGCTATTCAGCAAGCTTTATCTACAGACCACCAATATATGATGGTCCATTAGCATTGAATGCTTCTGTTGGATATAAATTTGCTGAAGTTCCAAGAATTACTAATGATTTGTGGGTAATTAATTTACGCGCAACATTAGCTTAAAGGAGATAATATGGACGGAACGATTCTTAGTCAAGGTTACCTTTCAATACCCTCTCCATCGGTTGGGCAATTAATTGTTGTCCCCTCAGGAATTGATTGGATGCGAGTTTTTAATTTTCAATCAGCGTTAATTTCTGGTAATACGGGCGAACCACGGTATGGTATTGACTATTATTGGCAACGTGGAATGCCTGCAGGAAGTGCTTATGTTACCTATCGCGGTTCAGGTACTCCTGGTGACACGGTTCTTAACAGTGATGTAATTCTTTCTGGTGGATTTACTCTTTATGATCCATCGGGTCAAGATGTGAATGCATTACCTCTTATTAGTGCTGCAGTTGCTACAACGGCAAGTACGAATGCTACTCAGCCGGTAGTATCTACCGCATCTACCGCAGGACTATCTGTGGGAAGTGTTGTTCGTTTGAGCAGTACTGCTCAAACTGATGTGAATGGTATTGACATGGTAGTTGGTGCTGTTTCAGCGGGTGTCAGTTTTACTTTATTAACAGCTACAAATGCGCTCGCAAATGTACCTGGTGCAGTAGGTGGTGCTGGATTTTATCGGATCATAAATGTATCCGAATTATTTTACCCACGTCATCGCTATGTCACAAACATAACGAAAGATGTTGCCGAATCAGCAGTTGTATCAACTTCTGTGGCCCATGGTATGACCCCAGGACAAGAGGTTAGATTTACTATTCCTAAACTTGCAACTGGTGCTAAAGGAATGGTTGAATTAGACGGAGTGTCGGCAGTTGTACTTCAAGTGCTGGATGATTATTCTTTCGTAATTGATGTTGATACGTCAGCGTTTTCAACATTTGTATGGCCTACTATTGCTCAACAACCATCTTCATTCCCGATTATGGTTCCTTTCGGTGAGGATACTCACGTTTCATTGATTTCACCTTTCTCTCAAGTACCTACAGTTGGTGGTATTCAAATCCCCGGAACTCAGTCAGGTATTTTAGCAGATGCTACGGTGAATACAGGAGTTTTAGGAATGTTCCTCGGAGCTCTTGGTGTTGGTGAAGTGTCAGGCGAAGATATTGTCGGACCTGGTCAAGGGTCATTTAACCCAAGTTTAATTTTCTGGACAGCTGGTAAAGCATCATACGGCGGATTATAAACTCTTTTTAATTAATGTCACATTATAGGGGAAGGCGACGGCCTTCCCCGCTATAAATAAGGGAAAATTATGTCAGATGGAAGATCCACGATTAATTCAGAAACGAAGAATGCGTCGAAAACCAAGAAGGACCTCAAATACATGCGAGATAAAGACCGGGAGATGGTCCGCGGTATTTTTAGGTTTTTTGAAGTTCCCGGTGGTACTATGGCATTTTCTTTTAGAAAATATAAAGAAGATGAAATAGAAACATATACATTAAATGATGGGAGCATTTATACCATTCCGCGTGGTGTTGCATATCATTTATCTAATAATTGTTGGTATCCTGAACATGCATATAAAATGGATGAACAGGGAAAACCAAGCATGCAAGTAACTAAAAAGAAACGTCGATGTTCATTTGAACCATTAGACTTTATGGATCCAAATGAGCTTGCTGAACTTACACCATCAAATATTGAAACTGTTTCATTCTTGAAGTAGGTTATAACAATAGGAGAATGATAATGACCTATCAATGTTATGCTTATGTAGATCCAGTATTCGGCCCTGCTATGAGGATTATTTCTGCGATAACAAATAGTGCTTTTGCCTTGGTAACTACTTCATTTGCTCATGGGTATCCAAACGGGACTATTGTTCGTTTTTATATACCGCCTGCATTAGGCATGGTTCAATTAGATCAGATGACTTCTCCTATTGTAGTTCAAAGCCCTACTACGTTTACCATAACTATAAACACTACTTTATTTGATGCTTTTGTGATTCCCGTAGGTCTTTCATCGAAAATAAATATATGTGGACTTTGTGTTCCAATTGGATCAAAAAATGATACGCTTGCTCCAGCTGAGATTAATCTTTTATAAGGAGAGATGGTTATGCCAGTAGTACCACCAACGACAACACTTCAAGCGATTCAAAATAAAGTGCGACGTTTAACCCGAAGCCCTTCTACCGCTCAGCTTACTGATTCTGATTTGCAAAATTATATTAATACTTTTGTAGTATACGATTTTCCTGAAAATTTACGGACATTTAATCTCAGGCAGACTTTCTCTTTTTATACTAATCCTTATCAAGACACGTATCATACTGATGAATTATCATTTGGTGATCCTATAGGTAATCCTACTATCACTTCTAATCCTCTGTATAATTTTCAAAATAAATATATTTCAGTACACCCACCTATATATGTTGCCGGTTACCAAACTTTATATACGCAGTCTCGTGAGCAATTTTATGGTTATTATCCTAACGTTAATTCTATTTCTTCTATCGGGACTACCGGAGATGGGGTAACTACCACCTTTACCGGGGTTATAAATACGCAACAATCAACACCAGGAAACATAATACAGAATATTGGACTTATCCAAGGACAGGTTCTTTTTGATTCAGCTGATTCTAATTTTAATGGGCTTGCCCTCGTTGATGTACCGGTCATCAATCAGGCTACCGGTAATCCAACAACCGATGGGAATTTATATGATCCTGCTTCTTCTGCTTATCAGGCAGCTCTTTCGTCTCCTCCGATAGTAGTAGATGCTACTAATACCATAAACTATGCAACAGGGGTATTTACTATAACTTTTGGTACTGCGCCTGGTCCTGATTTACCTATTAATAGTCAGACAATTCCCTCAGTCCTCGCGCGTCCACAGGCGATGCTCTACTATGCGAATACTTTTATTGTGCGCCCAGTTCCTGATCAACCATATAAAATAGACATAGAAGTATATAAACGACCAACTGCATTATTAAGTACATCGCAAAGTCCTGAACTTGAAGAATATTGGCAATACATAGCATTCTCTTCTGCTAAAAAGATATTAGAAGATAGGATGGATATGGATAGTGTTCAGCTTTTAATGCCTGCTTTGAAAGAACAAGAACGATTGATGCAACGAAGAACAATTGTACAATACACTAATGAAAGAACAGCTACCATTTACACTGAGCAAACTTCTCCGACAACCGGAGGATTTGGTGGATGGGGTAGTGGTGGAAATAGTATTTAATTAGGAGAGACAAAATGGCGTATTTGCCCAATATTCCGCAATCAACTGATAAATTATCAGTATCGCAAGGTAATATACTCAATAATTTTACTATTTTAGGTGCCATTGCGGGGAATGCAAATCCTGCAAGTGATGCGATTAATAGTACCGCTGGATTTAATTGGATTTTATTGCCAAGCCAGGGAGCTATCCCACCAGCTGCTGCATCATTTCCTGCAGGTGTGGTTGCTCTCTATTCAGCTACAAATGCAACTACTTCAAAAAATGAGTTATATATCAATAAAACGAATCAGGCTACCGTTACTCAAATACCAGCAACGGCATCTACTTTAAGTATCACTTCTGCCCCTGCATCGAATGTCGGCGGATGGACTTATTTACCATCTGGTATGCTCATGCAATTTGGTACTGGTACCGCAAATGGCATTACGACATTCCTTTTTGCAACATTAGATCCAAGTGCTCCTGCATTTACTGAAGTATTATCTATGGTTCTTTGCCCTGCTTACAATGATCCCCTTGATGGAGATGGTTTTGTAAGATTATCATTTTTTAATGATGCTGGATTTAATGCATATGGATCTGCTCGTACCACAACAACAGATAAAGCAGTTGAATTTCAATATCTAGCTATAGGATATTAATATGGCATTTGATCGTTTTTTAATTGCGCCGATTAACAGTGGATTAACTAAGAATGCACCTCCATGGTTGATACCAGATGAGGCATTTGATTATTTGCAGAATGCGTATGTTTTTCGGAGTCGTATTTTAAAGCGATTTGGTTCTGAGCTTATGGGCACTTCTCAATTTAATTCTCGACTGAGAGCTTCACTTGCAGCAGGCGGTGCAGCAGTGGGAATAACGAATGGATCAGGAAATGCTACAGGAAATGTTCGCACTATTCTTGGTGATGCAACATTGCCATTAGCAGTAGGTCAGGCCTTTTCTATCGGTACCCAGATGTATACCGTTATTTCTGCCGTTGCAGGCGCGCAAGCAATGTTGGCTACCATGGGTTCTGGTACCTTTAATATCAGTAATGGTGATTATACTATTACCGGTGGTCCAGCGACTACTACTATATTTTTCTATCCGGCGCTTCCTGTCATGGGGATAGATCAATATCAAATTAATGTAATAAATGATCATCCTACCTATGCTTTTGATACTCGTTATGCCTATACTTTTTCAAGTGGTGCATGGAATAGATCGGGGACTGCCATTTGGCATGGTACTAATCTTAATTATTTTTGGGTTTCAAATTGGCAAGGTCTTGCCGGAACAAAATATCTTTTTGTAACAAATTTTAATGCTACCGTCCCGACACCAGGTGCCAATGATGATCCTATTTGGTATTTCGATGGCACCACATGGACTGCCGCATCTGGTGCGAATGCCTTTTATTTTAGACCTGCTGGTGGTGCAATTCATACCGGTCCATATGTAAAAACAGCTCGCATGATAATAGCATTTAAAAATAGATTAGTTCTTTTAAATACGGTAGAAAATGATAACTCAGGTGGTGCGGGTGTTAATACTGCGTACGTTAATCGTGCACGGTATAGTTTTTATGGATCTCCTCTTGCGGTAAATGCATGGTACGAGAAAAATCAGGCAGACAATGTTCCTAATGTTGCCGCTGGTGGCGGTTTTGTTGATGCGGCTACTGAAGAACAGATCATATCTGCAGAATTTATTAAAGATCGGTTGATTGTTTATTTTGAAAGAAGTACATGGGAATTAGTATATACCAGTAATCAGGTATTTCCCTTTGTCTGGCAAAAAATTAACACTGAATTAGGATCTCAATCTACATTCAGTACCGTTTCATTTGATAAAGATGTTTTAACGATAGGTCAAACTGGTGTTCATGCCTGTAATGGATCTAATGTTGTTCGTATTGATGATAGTATTCCTGATACGATATTTGAATTCAATGCAAGTAGTAATGAGGTATTAAGAACAGCAGGAATCAGAGATTATTATAAAGAATTAGTATATTGGACGTATGTCGATGATTTACAAACACCAACTCAGGATTATCCAAATCAAATCCTTGTGTACAATTATAAAAATGGATCATGGGCACGTAATGATGATTGTGTGACGGTATTTGGTTATTTTGAGCAATCATCAGATACAACATGGGCATCATCTGAGCCATATTTATGGTTTGAAGCCATATTTACCTGGATAAGCAATGTTCTTCAAGCAAATAATAGAGAAATTTTAATGGGGACGCCTGAAGGGTTTGTCTTGATTCTTAATGCTGAATCTGCTCGTAATGCAGCAGCAATGCAAATTACAAATATTACCTATAATGGCGATGAGACTTTAACATTAACAATCATAGATCATAATCTTACCGACATGCCTATAGAATTCGATTTTGATTATGATTTTATTCTTATTGAAAATGTTGTGGCAGATGCACCAACGATGGCTGCCCTTAATAATAAGATATTTGCGGTCTTTTCTATCGTTAATGCAGATAATATACTTATACAAGTGCCAAATCTTCTTTCAGGTACCTACAATGGAGCAGGAACTGCTGCTCGTGTTTCAAATATACAAATAAGAAGTAAGCAATGGAATCCGTATGTTAATCAAGATCGTGATTTCTATTTATCGAAAATAGATTTTGGTGTAGTGCAGACGGAAACTGGTCAAATAACGGTTGATTATTATCCCTCATCTACTGAATTATCGATGATAGATGAAGGTACGCAATCAGGTTCTATAATGGGTAATAATATTTTAGAAACGTTTCCATATGATATTAATCTATATCCTCTTGAGCAATATCAAGATCTTCTATGGCATCCAATTTACTTCCAAACCACTGGTCATTTTATACAAATAGGTATGTCATTTTCGTTATCACAGATGCTCGATCCTCAGATATCGCTTATTGAATTTGAGATTCAAGGCATGACCCTTTACACCCAACCAACTTCAGTGAGGCTCCAATGATTCCATTTTTAATAGTTGTTTCATTTATTGTTGATGTGTCTGCATTTATTATAAGTGATCAAAATAAAAATGAGATTATGTATCATGAAGAAAAGATTGAATTTTGTACTCAAAAAAATCATACAGATTCTGTCGTAGATATGCCTTTTACCTGCGAATATGTAAATGGAAGAATCACCGTAGTTTTGATGAAAGTTAAATATCCGCCAAAGGAAAAGAATTAATGGCTATTCAAGATGCTGATCAATATGGTTCGTTTATTCAGACTACACAAATTTGGGATATAGCCTTTATTGAAGAGGTAGATGTTACGAGTCCCGAATTTAAAGAGCTTTTGATTCGTTTATATCAGCAGCTTAATAATATTGCGGTTGTTCTTAATACAAAAGATACCGGTCAATACCAGCTTTCTGAATTTGTTAATAGTCAGTTATATTTCAGTGACCCTGCATTAAATTCTTCGACTGCACTTTCACCACAAGATAGGCAAGTTCTTCGCAAGGTAATCAATTTTGGTACATTACCTAATGCAGGAACAACTGCCGTTGCCCATGGGATAACCTGTACTGTTAAAACAACATTTACACGTATTTATGGCACTGCCTCAGATACGGCAGGTAAAAATTATATCCCACTCCCGTATGCAAGCCCTACTGCTGCTAATAATATTGAGTTGAAAGTTGATGCAACAAATGTAACTATTATTACTGGATCAAATAGAACTGCTTTTACGATTACTTATGTGATCCTTGAATATTTACAAAGTTAAAGGAGATAGAATGCCATTTAATTGGAAAAGTGGAACAGGTGGTGGATTAGGTGGAGCTGCTCTTGGCGCTAAAATAGGATCAGTTATTCCTGGGTTAGGAACGGCAATTGGTGCAGGGCTTGGTGGATTAGCAGGATTATTATCGGGAGGTCTTTCGGGTAACGTAAAAAAAGATCCAAAAACTGGTTTAACCGCAAATCAAATGATAGAACAAAATATATTCGATTCTGATGGGCAGAATCAAAATGCAGGATTTTCGCAATCACCCAATAAATTTAGTCCAGAACAGCAAACTGCTCTTAATGCATTGCTTACACAAGGACAAACGAGCTTAGCAAATCCTACCGCTGGATTTGAACCTATTGAAACATATGCGCGTGATAAATTTAAACGTGAATCTATTCCAGGGCTTGCTGAGCGATTTACCGCTCTTGGTGGATCTGATACCCGTGGATCAAGTGATTTTGCGGGCATGCTTGGGGGTGCTCAGTCTGAATTTGATCAAGGGCTTGCTTCCTTAAGAGCTCAGTATGGTCAGCAGGGCCAACAAAATGCACTTAATATGCTTAAATTAGGACTTACTCCTCAAAATGAACAGATTTATTTTGGTACTTCTCCTTCACTAGGGAACCAAATAGCAGAAACAGGGGGTAATTTACTCGGTCAATACTTAGCCGGTGGTGGTGATTTCGGATTATCAGGTTCAAGACAAAATAAAAAAGCGCAAGAACAGGGATCAATTACCTCAAAGACCCTTGATAAAGATAAACTAAAACTGTTAGCTCAACTTGTCGCAATGAATAAAATGAAGAAAGGAGTATAAAACATGGTTCAAGTAATCAATGATCCAAACAGAAATCAAGGGTATTCTCCTTATATTCGAGGTATCAGTTCTGCTCTTGAAGGATTAATTCATCAAAAGACTAATGAGTTAGCACAAAGAAAACAAAGATCAGAAACTGCGTCCGGCTTGCAGCAATTATTTAATATTCCCACTCAAGAAGCGCATCATATGGCGCAATTAGAGCCAAATGTTCTTGATAAAGTATTACGAGATAGATTTCAAAAGCAACAAGAAACTCAGGTACAGGAAAAAAGAGCAGGTGGATTAGAATCATTATTTGGATTTAGCCCTGAAGAAGCACAAAATATCGCTCCTTTGCTTGATAATCCTAAAGCACTTAAATCATTGCTTTCTCCTGAACAATTGCAGCTTAAGCCATCATTTGGTAAGCCAGTAATGGGAACTGCCAGAAAAAAGAAAGAAATTATTCAAGAAAAACCTACTGCCAATCTTTTAAAGCAACTATCATCTCAGCAACAACAAGCGGCTCCTATTACGGGGACACCTGAAGTTGCTGAAGTCTTACCGCCCCAACCACCAGTAGTTGAACCAATAAAACCATTGGGTGCCAAAGAAAAAAGTGCTGCTATGAAAGAAGAAAAAAAGGCAGTTCACGAACAAAAGAAGCTATCAGATAAAGAACAGGCAGAAGCGCAAAAAGAGACTAAGAAATACTACGATAAGGTCCTTGAAGTAGAAAAGTCTGCTCAAGAAGCAGATAATCGTTTAAATAGAATGTCTAAGCTTATTGAAAAGGGCGATCTCCCTTTTTCAACCTACTATAATCTACTCAAGAATCTTGAAGAGCATATATCTCCTTCGACGGGTGCTGCAGCGGGGGCTGCAGTGGGAACAGCTCTTGGAGGTTTTGCAGGAGGAATACCATCATTAGGCCTAGGGGCAGTTCCTGGATCTGTAGCTGGTGGCGCAACCGGTGCTGCAATAGGAGGCGCTGTAGGAGGTTTGATTAATCCCGTAGTTGGTGTCTTAAGATCAGTGCAAAAATTAATTTCTCCTGATACCGAAGAATTTGAAAAGCTCAGTAATCAATTTATAGGTGGTGCAAAAGCTATTTTTGGTGCTCGCGTAACCGATAATGATCTAAAGGCTTTTATGGCCCAAATCCCTACGCTTTCTAATACTGATGCGGGTAAAAAGAAGATAATTCATAGTATGAAAATAGCAAATGAAGCTGAGCATATACGTGCAGATACTATGAAAGAAATTATCAAAGAGAACGGCGGTAAAAGGCCATTTGATTTGCCGTTACAGGTTGAAGAAAGAGCTAAGCCAGAAATAGATAGACTTGCTGAAAAGTTTGCAGAGGGTATTCAGCCTGGAATTTCAAAAAAACCAGTGGCTACAATAAATCCAACAGGATATGGATTTAAAAATCCGCTTCTTGCCAGGAAAGTTTAATGATGATGGCTGCCAAGAGAACTTAGTACATAACTGACTGTGAGGCCAATAGCTATTATGAATCCGGTAGTGAGAGTTTGTTCTAAATCATTTATTCTTTTTTCTAGCCGTTTTATTTCTGCTTCATAGCCCATTTTGCTGAATTGTTCTTTATTGTCATCATTCGTTATCATTTGATTTCCTCTTTGTTTCGTTTTATTTCATTTGCCATTGCATATATTATCCATCCTCTCATGCTCATATTCTTCTTTTTTGCTTCTTTTTTTATCAATGCATGATCGTATGGTGATATTTTAAATACTATTTGTTTCTTTATTACATGTTCATTCATCATTAATTCTTTCTTTAATATAGTAAGTTATATAATATACTATATCAAAGTATAGTTCATATTGCAATAGCTTTTTTATTATGGTTATATGAAGCGAATTATTTTAACCATTATTAAAGGAGATTCTATGGCACAGTTTAGATCAAGGGTAGCGTATGGGCTTTCTGATGCGCTTTTAGAAGTAGCACCGTTTCCTGTTCAAGCATTACGGGCTCCTACTCCCGGAGATATAGGGTATTTGATAGGTACTTTATGGATTGATAAAGTGGCAGGGGAAGTTTATATTTTAGTTGCGGTAGTTGCCAATCAGGCAACATGGCGTCTTTTTGAGACTTCAAGTGGATCAGGCGTATTTTCTACGCTAAGCAGTACAGGTAATACAACGTTGGCTACTGCTGGTGTTACCGTTAATACATTTGGTACCACTAATGGTGCGACAAGTGTTACTATTCTTGCAGGTACCGGTGGATTAGTCCTTAATGGTTCTGCAAATACAGATATTACCATTGGCGATTCTCTTGTTGGTGGGTCTATTATCATTGGGGGGTCTGGTCTTCAAACTGGTGGTATTGCTATCGGGACCGGAACAGGGGCACAAATCCTAGCTCTTGGTGGTTCTGGTGATAATGCTGTCCTATTAGGCGATATTCAGCTCGGAGGATCCATTTCTCTTGGTAGCTCGATGACGACAGGTACTATTAATGTTGGTGGGATTGGTGCTCAGACCGGTGGTATAAATATCGGCGTCGGTACTGGCGGTCAAGCTATTACTGTTGGTGGTACTGGTGCTAACAGTATAGTAATAGGCGGTACTCAGACTGGTGGCGCTATTACTCTTGGCGCTTTAATGACTACTGGTACAATTCTTATTGGTGGTGCTGGTCTTCAAACGGGTGGTATTGGTATTGGAGCAGGAACTGGCGCTCAAACGTTAATTCTTGGCGGTACTGGTGCTAACGATATCCACGTGGGTGACGCACAACCAGGTGGGTCTATCTCCATTGGTGGTTTGATGACTACTGGTACTATTAATATTGGCGGTGGTGGCGCTCAAACTGGTGGCATTGCTATCGGAATTGGCACTGGCGCACAAGCAATTTCTATTGGTGGTAGTAATAGTCATGTAATTGTGACTTCTGGTGTTCTAGGAATAACCTTAACAGCGCCATTTGTTGAACTTCCTGGTCCGGTTTATGTATACACTGGTGCAGGAGATCCAGGAAATGGACTTGCACTTCATGCTGGTGACTTGTACATTCGTACTGATCCAACGCTTCTCACTAACCGTATGTTTATTGCAACTGGTGTAGGGGCTTGGACAAATATAGTGTGTGCTGCGTAAGCGTGATTAATTTTTATGGATTTGCCTCCTCTAGTTGTATAAGCTAGAGGAGGATTTTATATATTATTTGCTCTAAAGGATGATATGAACCAGAGAATTTTATGCCATTTTGAACTTCTTGTTAATGAAAAATATTATCAATTTTGTTTTCAGCCAGGAGTAGTTAATTTTGATGATCTTGATAATGCATTGGTGGCATTTAAGGCTGAATTAGATATATTGAAAGAAAAAGCGGTTGCTGCTCAGGAAGAACAAAAAGCAAAGGCTGAAGCTGAATCATCAGCTGAATCAGTTGTAGCTGAACCAGAACCAGTTTCTTAATGCTAAAATCAAAAGGAGAGTGTAATGGCAGTTAAAAATATTGTCCTTCCGATACCGCTCAGTTCTATCAATTCAAGCGCTTTTTCTGGGGCCTATCAATTATTATCAGGAGCTGCTGGTATAACTCATGCATGTATAATATTACACATTGTTAATAATTCTACTATGGATGTTACGGTTAGTTATGATGGGGTAAATGATCATGATTATATTCCCACTAAAACAGCACGTGATATTCAATTTCAAGCGAATGCCCTTCCTCAAACAAGTAACTGTTCTCTTGCGCAGGGTACAAAAATATATGTAAAAGGAACTGCGGGAACTGGTCTTGTGTTCTTGTCTGGTTTTTATCAACCACAAGCATAAAGGAATAGCAATGAGTAATCTTGCAATACGAGTAATGCCTGAGCCAGTAAGAAGTACTGCATTTGGGTCGATCACCGGTACTTATACGGGAATTGGTGCGGCATTTGAAAATCCTGTTCATTGGTTTATGGTTCAGAATCTTACTGACCAGTCGGTTATGATATCATGGGATGGAGTAAATGATCATTTTCCGTTACCTCCTAACGGGTATGTGATTATGGATGTAGGATCTAATAAAACAGTAACAGGCGGTGCTTTTATGGTAGCGCAAGGAACTCGTTTTTACGTAAAAGCTCTTACCGTTTCATTACCAAGTGCTGGTTCTATATATCTTTCTATATTCTACGGTTTTAACGGATAGGGGATATAATGAGTCAAATAGGACAATACTTTGCGGGCAACCCTGCTCTGGGAGCCGTAGATTTTATTCAAGGAAATACAGGCGGACCGGTTCCACCTAATTTTGCTAATACCATTTTTTTAGTGGGGTCTGGCAATATTAATGTTGCGGGTAATGCAGGAACAAGTACATTAACGGTAACTCTTGTAGGAACTACCAACCATGCAGTTCAAGTTGGAAATGCAGGTGGAAGTCTTACTTCTTTAGGAGTCGGAACGGATGGTCAAGTTCTTATTGGAGCTACAGGAGCAGATCCTGCTTTTGCTACTATCACAAGTTCAGATAATTCTGTTCTTTTTACTCCAGGACCTAATTCACTTGATATGGTAGTAAGCAGCAGCGCTGGTGTATCAACGATAACGGGTAATACAGGTGGTGCTATTTCTCCAACCGCGGGGAATATTAATATTGTCACTGCCAATTCTAATATTATATTTGCAGGTGCTGTTTCTACTGAGACACTTGATTTTGGATTGACTTCAAATGTGCTGTTGGGGTCAGTTGGATCTATAACGACTGGTACCTCTAATACTGCGCTAGGAAAATTAGCGCTTGCTTCAGATACTTCTGGTGATAGCAATACTGCTATTGGCTATCAATCAATGGTGTCTTCTACGACGGGAAGTCAATGTGCAGCGCTTGGTGCATGGTCTATGTTTAATGCTGCTATCGGTGCAGATAATAATACTGCTATTGGATATTCAGCATTATATAATTTAGATACAGGTGATAATAATATTGCACTCGGTACCAGTGCTGGGGCTAATCTGACGACTACTGATAGTAATAATATATTAATTGGAAGTGGTGGTGTTGTTGGAGATAATAGTCTTATTAGAATAGGTACCAATGGCACTCATACGGCTACATTTATAGCAGGTATAGATGGAGTAAATGTAGGCTCTGTGGCTAAAGTTGTTACTCTTGCTTCTGATCAATTAGGAACTGCCACCATAACAGGCGGTGCCGGCATTGTAGTTACCCCTGGTGCCAATACGATAACGATTTCATCAAGTGGTATAACGCCATCAAATTATACGAATGTTAATACATCGCCCTATGTAGTATTAGTTACGGATGAATATTTAAGTGTAGATTCATCGGGAGGGGCTATAACGGTCCAACTTCCTAATGCTGCTGTTTTGAGTCAAGTATTTATCATAAAAGATCGTACAGGTTCTGCTGCTGCTAATAATATTACCGTGACAACAGTTGGTGGTGCAGTAAATATAGATGGTGCTACTAGTTTCGTTATGAATACTGCATATCAATCTATTCAGGTTATTGGTAATGGCTCTACATATGAAATATTCTAGGAGTAATTAATGGCATATAAAAGAATTAGTCCTCAGCCTGTTGTTGAGGGTGGAACCGGAGCGCAGACATTTACCGCTTATTCAGTTATTGCTGCAGGGACTACAGCAACAGGGCCTTTTCAAAATGTTGTTGGCCTTGGATCAATCGGTGATATTTTAACGTCAGCTGGTCCTGCTGCATTGCCTGCTTGGCAAGCTCCTGGATCTGTTTCGATTACTATAACCGGTGATACTGGTGGTGGATTAACAG